GCCGCGATCAATCAGATCAGTAGAATAGACGTGATACCCGGCCTTCTCAAATTCCTTTGCAAGATGCCCTTCACCGCAGGCGCATTCCCAAATCATGGGAGAAAACTGCTCAACCTCCATAAGAAGGTGCGCCGCCTTCGGCTCCGTCGCGTAGTAGTCGTTGTTTTCACGTTCGTTCTGGGCGTAGTTACGTGCGCCCAGAACGGCGTGAGTGGACCGGCTGTTTCCCGTCCAGTCCTTCTGCAGCGTCATGTAGCTTTCATGGGCCAGCGGCCCGCCTCACAGTCAGGGCAGACCTGCCGCCCTTCGGGAATGATTGCGCCGCACATGACGCAGGTATTGTCCGGCGGGGTTGCGGTGTTCTTTGCGGCAATCTCTCCGGCGCAGGCCGCGTAACCGGCAAGGTCAACGAAGCTGTCAGGGCTTGAGCCGGTGGCAATGCGGGCCACCTTGAGCAGAGCCATCATAGCCGCCACGTCCTTTGCGTCAATGCGGTTGACGCCCATCACCTTTGCCAGCTCCGGGTGAGCTGCGCGGAGGTAGACGCCCCACAGAAGGCCGATAGTAGAGAAATTGTCCTCCGGCTTGCCGTAGTCCTGTTCGCGTTCACCGCAGACACAGACGCGGGCAGCCTCCAAAATCTCAGCTCTATTCATCGTCAGCAGCCTCCGTATCTCCGAACATACCGAGCTTTACACCCAGCTCAACGGCGGCCTCTACGACGGTGAACAGGTCCTTGCCTGACATTGCCACCATATCTGCCGTGACGGTTATACTCTCAGCGGAAGGGTCGCCCTCAATGTGAAAGACCAGCCCCTTTTTCAACTCCTTTGTAGAGCCGTCGTCGTAGGTGATTGTGATTTTCTCAGCGTTTTTATCCATGTTAGACACCTCTTTTTCAGATCCGGTAGGACAGTAGCAACAGGATTGCTGCCGCTACTGCGCCGGTCAGATCCAGATAGCCGCGCCGCTCCGTGCTTGCGCTCATGGTCGCAAGGAAGAAGAGCGTGCTGACTACCAGCAGAACGATTCTTGTAGCAAGGATCATGTGATACCTCCAAACTCAGAAGGGCCGATGCCTCTAAGCCGGTTTGCGTGTTTCGCGTAGCAATCCGGGCAGAGGTCCCACCAGTCACCGCCGGTATCCCGGACGGAGCGCCAGCCGTTCTGTTTCTTGCTGTCTACCGCGTCCTCAAAAGAGAACTCTTCCGGCAGCTCAGCGCTGCACATATCACAGGTGGGTGTGTATGCGTCAGCGAAGCGCTCAATAGCCATGCCTCAGCCCTCCGGATCAATATCGTCAAAGAGGACCGGGATCTTCTCTTGCAGCTCCTTCAGAAGCTGTGTAGCCACCTCCCGCATCTGCGGGTGGGCCGCCTTAGAGCAGCGCAGCTTCAGGATGTGCCGCCATTCTCTGATGTTGGCCGTCATAACCACTTCGGTTTTCAGGCTGTTCGGCAGCACAGCGCGGGCTTCCTGCGGGGACAGGCCCCAATTCAGAAGGTCGAAGTAGGCCTGCTCAGTGGCCTCACAGGCGGCCTTCCATGCGTCATAGGCAGTCGTACCCTTGATAAGGTAACTCGGCTCTATGACTATAATCTCGCCATTGAAGTCGCCCTTGCCATAATTGCAGTATCGGGTACTCTCTTGGCAGTAGGACGCCATGCGGTGACGGACAATCTCGTGTGATACACCGCGATCGCACACAACTTTTACTGTAAAAGAGCAGTGTTCCAGCACGGCTTCATGACCACGCTTGATGAGGGTCTCAACGAAACGCGGCGCGCTGCCCTCCGTTATTTGACCCTCCGACTTATAGCAGACGCGCCCACACTGCTCGATGAGCTTGAGCACGGCCGTTCCGTCGATTGGGGTTATGAATTCAATCTGCGGACTTATGATTTTCATTTTATCCTCCGTTAGTTGTCTGACTTCTTAATCTTTCTTGAAGAACCGTCCTACCCAGCCATCCGCGCCCAGCGGTAAGCCCTGCGCCCACGGAATAGGCCTTGTCATAATACTTACCACCTTGTCCAGCATTTCCGCGTCCGTGCCAAAGGGCGCAACATCAATCACTACTTCGTCGTGAACGTGGAAAACCACCGGCAGCCCTGCCGCCTCAAGGTATTCAATCGCCTGTGCCAAACAGTCACGGGCAATGGCCTGAACGCAATTCTCTACCAGCTTGCCGCCGTAGGTTTCAATGCGCTTCCACTTCTTTGTTGTCTGATCCATGCCCATATAGGACAGGGAGCTACCGCCCCAGCGGTTTTCACCGACAGCCGGATCTATGTAGTAGAGCTTCCGGCCAGACGGCAGCGTGATAGCCATACAGGTGGTACCGCGCAGGCAGTCATATTCACGGGCCAGCACACAGTCACGAACACGGACCGTGCCGCCGTTTACGATCACCTCAGCCGCCGCGCTGTCAAAGTCATACCACATATTCCTGATCTTCGGATTTGTGGAGCGCCAGCGGTTTACGATCTCCTGTACTTCGTCGTCGGAGAGGTCCGCAAGCAGGTTGCCTACGTCCATGTTGCGCATAGCACCGACGCCGCCCTGATAACCAAGCGCAAGCTCAGCCACCTTGCCGCGCTGCCGAAGCGCATATTCCGGGTTGCCCTTCTTGATACGTTCCAGCGGCACACCGAACATCTGAGAAGCAGAGGCCTCATAGATCTTGCCGTGTGTGCGGAAAACCTCAAGCCTCCATTCCTCACCGGCCAGCCAAGAAATAACGCGGGCCTCAATCGCGCTGAAGTCGGCGTCAATCAGGACGTTACCGGGAGCCGCCACAAAGGCGGTACGGATAAGCTGTGACAGGGTATCATTCGGGGAGCCGTAGATCACGCGCAGCGCGTCCAGCTTCCGGCCCTTCACCAACTCACGGGCCAGCTCAAGCGGCTCTGTGTAGGTCCGGGGCAGATTCTGCACCTGCACCAGCCGTCCGGCCCAGCGGCCCGTGCGGTTGGCACCGTAGAATTGAAGTAGCCCGCGTACCCGTCCATCAGCACAGACGGCTTCCTCAATCGCGTCATACTTCTTCGTAGAGGTCTTGCCCAGCTCCTGCCGGATCTCAAGCATACGGTTGACCTCCGCGCTGTTGTCGTCACGGGCCAGCATTTCCGCAACCGTTTCTTTGCGAAGGTTGCTCACGTCCTCACCGGTTTCATCAGACAGCCACTGAGAGAGCTGCCGTACACTGTTCGGGTTGTACAGGCCGGAAATCTTCACGGCTTCATCCGTCAGCTCCGTGCGTACCGTGTCGCCCATTTCCAGAGCGCCGTGAACGAAGTCCATATCAACGGCAACACCGCGGGCATTGATAATGAGGTCGGTTTCCCACTGCTTCTGTACCTCAGCGGGGACCGGGAAAGTGGACAGAAAACGGGCAATTTCCATTTCCGCTTCCACGTCCTGCGCGTTGTACTCTTTGAAGAGCCTCCACTTGTCAGGATCGTGATGCGGATAATTGCGCGTCCGGCCACCGTTGGCCTTCGTGGGCTTGCAGGGGACGCAGAAATAACGGATCAAGGCCTTGCCGGTGTTCAGCTTCTGCTTGTCCTCCGGGATGCCCAACGCGCGCCCTGTGGCCTCCAAGCCCGCCGTATAGCCGCAGTAGAGGCCGTGAAGCATCGTGTCACGCCACTGAGAGGGCGGCAGCTCCTGCCCCATGTAACGGCTCAGGCAGCCCCATTCAAAGACCGCATTGTAGGCGTGTTTCAGATATTCGGGAGCGGTCAGCGCGGCCAGAATATCCGTAGGGATCACCTCACCCTGCGCCATGTCGATTACCTGTACCGGGCCACCGTCAAGGCTGTAGGCGAAGAGCAGAATTTCAAAGTCCGGGCTACGGATATAAGCCTGCGCACCCGCCTTCTTCAGATTGACGCTTGAGTAGGTTTCAAGGTCAATGGAAAGGTGGTGTGTCATAAAGTTGCCTCCTTTACTCTTTGAGAGGGCAGCCATTGTGTAGCCGCCCTCCCGGACACCGCAGGTCTTACATGGGCTGACCGGTCAGGGGGTTGATGGTGGGCATGGCCGCAGGCTGATTGCCGACACCGGCAAACTCAGAGGCGGTCACAACGGCACCGCTCAGCGGCTCACCGTCGCGGGTTTTCATCACACCGCGCAGGCCGCAGCCGACGCCACGACGGCCAGCGGCGAAGTAGCCGTAGAAATTGATGCTCACGCGGGCATACATACCGCTGTAAATGTCCGTGGGGGCAAGCTCACACTGCGTATTGTCGATGCCGCAGACGTAGGGCTTGTTCTTGCTGGACGCGGTAACTACCCAGCAGCCCTTGCACTCAGGGCCGAACGGATCACCGGAGGGGCGCACACCGTCACCGTCATGCACGACGGATTCAAGGCGCTGCGGGCGAAGACCGTTCCACTTCGCGTTGACGGCCTCCTGAGCGGCGGCCTCCATAGCCGCGTCCAGCTCCGTCTTGATGTTAGGGTTGGACTTAGGAATCAGCAATGTAACACTGAACTTCGGGTCGCCCACGCCGTTCTGCGGCGCACGGGCGGTCACGAGGTTGCAGTATGAAAGTCTGCATTCGGGGGTAAGAACTCTTTTAGGGTCATTTTGATACATGGTTTAATTC